CGATCTTCTCGACATAGCCATAGCGGAAACGGATTTTATCACCGTCGTGCCAGCCGCCTTCGTTCGAGTAGTTAGTCCCTTCTCGATTGATTCCGGGTTTGAAGACGAGCTTCGATAATGGCATTACTCGGCATCCGCTTCTTGAATCACTAGCTCACCCGCCTCAACCTGACGCATGATTTCTGCGTAGTGGCGGTTTGCAGGGTCTAGTGGGACTGACATGGTGATGCCGTCGATGGTTGCTTGGACCGATACGTTGTTTCCAGTAAGAGAATCTGCATTGTATTGTGCTGAAGTGATGTTCATCTGTTCCATTTATAACTCCGCATCAAAGGTCATATAACCATTAGAACCCGCATCTAAATGCCCTGCGTATCCTTCTACAAACCCGCTTCCATTCAACCGTATTTGCATTGCACTCTGGTCCCCGTTTTGAAAATTAAAGCTAGATATGGTGCGAGAGCCGTTAGCTGAGTAATAAGCAAAACCACCTATTGCTGATGCAGTACCGGACGGAGTAGACCTCATTTGAACAGGAAATTTAATGCTTGTATAAGCATCGGTTGAGTTGTAGTTACTAAACACCTGATTGGCAAACCTCTGTGGCACACCATTTAAGTAGCCTTTATACCAGAAGTACCTCTGACAAGCCGCAAGCTCCTCCCCGTATGAGCGATGCTCGAAAGGTGTCGCAACAGAGCCGACTTCGAGTTGGACTCCGGTGATGTAGAAGGTAGGTGTAGTTGATTCTAGCCAACCTGTGGTGTCGTATACACGTTCTGTGTTGTCGTTTGCTTGCCACGCCGTGCTGAATGTTCCGCTTGTGTAGTCTGATCCTGCGTCGATCCAGAAATCAAGCCGCAAACTATCTCCGTTGTCGTTACCTAGTGCGCCTGTGGTGTCACCTTCAAATACAACCGTTTTAAATTCCCATGTATCTGCGGTGTTAATCACATAGCTTTTGCTGATAATTCGAGTGTTGTCGTTATCAAACAATTCAACGGTGTATGTCGATGCGACTGAAGACTTTACCCAAAAAGAAAGAGTCAGTGATTTCGCTCCAGCCGTTCCTTTTTGTAGTTGTTGTAAATCTTGACCCTCAAATTTTTGCCGGATAAATAACGTATCTGCCGCATCCAAAGACGTCTCTGAAGCATCTGTTGAAATTTTTAACGCATAGCCAAAGCCGTCTGGGGTAGATGACGTCTCTTGATCCCAGTCCACGTTTCCATCTAATCCGCTGTGACTAACAAGCCACCGATCACACATATAGTCGGCGTTACTTGCACTGTCCGCAGACGTGCCTCGTTGCCAAATGTTCATTGCTCCGTTATACACAATGTTCCTGCGTCCACCGATCTGGCCGATATTCAAGCTGTCGGCAGTGATACCACCAGAGACAATGCCGTCACTGTCAATCTTACTCAGAGCCATTGTCGGCCTCCTCAATGGTCAATGTGCCAGCTTCCACTTGGCGGAGTATTTCGGCGTAGTGTCTGTTTGCGGGGTCGAGGGGGACTGACATGGTGATGCCGTCGATAACAATATTTATACCGGTGTTTTCACCAAACGGTGCAGTATATTGTGCTGAAGCAATATTCATCTCTTCCATTACAGTTCCGCCTCTGCTGTCCAGTTCCCAGACAATTCATATACATACTGAGCAGTCATACCACCCCCGCTTGGCTGAACGTAAAACTGAATACGCTTACTTCTAGAGCCGTTATCTCCTGTGGCTGTTACAGTCCAAGTCGTATTTTTGTACATTGCCCAATAGTTACCTGTAGACACATTCCGAGAATAATAAGTAACTGTTGGAGCGGTTCTCATTTCAACCCCCAACTCAATGGCTCCACCTGTAGCAGTAGCACTGTTATATGCCATTGAAATACCTACTTGGCCCCTTGATGCGTCAAAAGCGGGAACAACATCGTAGTCAAACGACTTTTGATAATAACGCTTGCAAAGCTCCATCTCCTCGCCAAAGCTACGGTGTTCAAAGGGCGTGGCGACGTTGCCGAGTTCTACCTGCCACCCAGTGGTGTCCAGCGTCCAAGCAGTTGTTGTATCGTCATCGTCGGGTTGTCTTATAGCAAAATTAAGATGAGACCCAGTGCCTACTGTTTTACCCGATATTGAAGGAACATCAAATACATAAGTAAATCTTTGCCACGAAGAAGTCAGTGTCAACGACTCCGGTGTAGCATCAACTAGACTAGAGCCCCCCGACCCAAAATCTTGTTGAAGTCTTACGTCAAGATGCCCCCCCGCTGGATTAGTTCCCTTTGCGTAAAAAGAGAATGTAACTTTTTCTCCGTTTACTACGGTAACGTCCTCAATTCTTTGCTGAACACCCATATTGTCGTTGGCAGTTGTTACGTCAAATCTCAGAAAATATTTAAACGGGCTAGGAAGGTCTGTTTGCCCTACGGTCAAAGATTGTTGACTTGAATTAAAGGTACCGCCAGAAGCGTTAAGTCTATAACGATCTAATGTGAGGTAACCGTTTGCAGTGTTACCCGTCTCAGACGTAGACCGTTGAGCAACTTGCATCGCACCGTTAATAATAAGATTACGCCGTCCACTGGGATAGCGAGCATCTACTGCGTTATCGTATGCACGGGTCATCTTCTATTCCTTACGGTTTTGTAGGCCAAGTCACGTCATCCAAAGATGTCGCGTTATCAGTAATGTCACGCAATGCCTGACGGTATGCAGTCTGTTCAGCAGTCATGGTCAGATCAGATGATGCCCACCAGTCAGTAGCGGCAATCAAACGATCACGCTCTTCACGCAATGCCTTCATCGGTTCTGCCGCTGTAAGCTCAGTGACCTTGGCTGAGACTTCAGTCCACGTTACGCCCCAGTCTGCTGTGTTAGCTGACTCAATGGCTGAACCATTAGCGTCTGCTCCAGTGACCTTGCGGAACATTTCGTTGAACTCTGCCTCTGTTGTAGGCTCTCCACGGAGAACCCATTCTGTAATGTTAAGCTCTGATAGAGCCTGTGATACGCTTGCCATGTGTTTCTCCTTTAGCCTGCGATTTCCATTAACATTAAAGTAGATGCGGAACGGATGTGAGACGTATTGTCTTGATCCCCCGATGATCTATTTAAGTAGAGTGTGTCTGTGGTCGATCTGCCATTAATAAGACCTACTGTGTATGTATGGCTACCAGCAGTTGGGGTAATTTCAGTAGAAATTGTCATTCGTGAAGAGTATTGTCCGCCGTTTAATTCACCACGCTGATCCACGCCAGCCGCCGCACGAATGCGATTACTTGCGGCATCTCCACGATCACCAATAACAGAACCATCTGATAAAAATACGATACCCATGTTGGAACTATTTGAGTAGCCTTGAATGTTTGCTACAAGAATAATCTTGTTTGATCCAGTTGCAGTATGAGTAATAGACAATGTGCTTACATTTTGTGTAGCCGCACTTGCTACACTATAAGACTGTGCAGAAGTTTCAACAGCATGTTTGACTGCTACCACCGACCCAGTAGTATTCAACCCAAGATCACCCGCAGTTGGTGTCGAGCCATCAGCCAGTTGGATTTGATCGACTTTGATTATACTGCTCATCCTGCGATCTCCATGAGTGTGATGGTTGAACTTGTGCGTAACCACCCAACAGAATCGTTGTCTCTAGCTGTCTTGTTAATCCATACAGTCACAGCATTGATGGGGCTTACTTGAACTTTGTAAGTTGTAGCATCGGTAGTGTTTGGGCTATCAAGATGGTTAATTGTTGCGGATATTATATGTGCGTCAATATCAGAAGCGCCACTGTAGTATCCAGATGCGGCAGGGGTTCTGCTTCCAGCGGAGTCACCATTACCAATAGGTGTGCTACCACGAAGTAGCCGCAGGGAAGTTACTGCGGCAGAAGACATACTCGCTTTTAATTCTACTAAAACAAGTATCTTACTAGATGCAGAAGATGGCGTAATTGTTGCGTTTAACCCTGTAATATCTGTAAATGTATTTTGTGCTGAACTCGAAAACACATCTGTTTTAACGGTTTGCACAACCTGCACCACACTCCCACTAGGAAGCTGAAGGTTAGGCGCACTGATCTTACTCTGGAGATTCGGGGCGATGTTGTCTACATAGAGTGTTGTCATCCTGCGATCTCCATTACGGTGATGTAAGAAGTCATGTCTTCAGCACCACTAGAAAAGTTTGCAATTAAGTCCCCGCTTCCTGAATTTCGGGCAAAAGTTGTTTTATATGTAATGGCCGATGTTGTTGACGGAGAATCTAAGTAGCTAAAGGTTACCCAACTTAAAAACCCAACCCCGTCCCACGGAGCGTAGCCTTGAGTTATCAGTGTTGTTGAGTCTTTAACAATTCGTAAGTTACCGTTTGCTGTGCCACTGTTATATAGACTTTGATTCACAGAAATCAAAACCTTACTTGATGTACTAGAGGGTGTGATGCTTGCAGATAAAGTTGTATCAGTATAAGTAGCGGAAGTTGTAGTCACCTTACTGGTTGTACTTCCCTGAACAACCTGCACGACATGACCCGGCGCATAAAGTTCCTGACCAGACCCCAACAGGATCTTGTTCGCATTGGCCCCGCTTGTCGGGCCTTGTAGTGTCTGTACGACTAATGTTCCTGCCATCTTATACCACCGTCAGTGTGCCGTTGACCGTCACTGTTCCGGTCAGAGTAACTGGACCAACCAGTAAGGCGTTTTTGTTTGTTGGGATCGTGAAATCTTCGGAGAATGAGTCTGCATTCTGATACCGGTCGGCTTCGATCCCGCCACTAAATTCACCGCCCGTGGACGCCGGTACTGTGTCCGCCACGTTGAATACATCATACGCCGTTATCTCGAGGACATCATCTGCTAAAAGTGCTGTCAGGTTGTCAATCGTGTTGGCTGTGTCGGTGTCGTAATCCGTGCCTGCCACTAACTGGACGCCGTTCAGCTTGACATCAATGTAGTTCCCGTCTGTGAAGTTTAGACGCTTACCATTGTCGTCAATGCCAGAGATTGACGTAGCACCGCCCGAGGTCTGGGTAAAGTAGTAGCGGGTGCGAACCCCAAAGTCTGATGAACGTCCAATATACGGCATCGTTGCTTACTCCGGTTTAGGATACTTGTCTTTGACAGCTTGGATTGCATCAGCCCAAGTTGTCGTTCCGTTGATTTTGTCGTGGTATTGCATATCAAGTTGTTCAGCGAGTGAAGGATACTCTGCGGCACGTTGTGCTTTATATCCAAGTTTCTGTACCTCAACCCAAGCCGCTTGTAACTCTGCATCTGTTGGCTGGGGATCGTCGCCAGTCCACTCAACAATAACGTGTGGAGGAACAGACTGATCTAATTTGTATTGGTTTGCATTAAGACTTAAATAGTCAATACACGCATGAATGTCCATTTACGCCTCCTTGAAAATTTCAACGACTGTGTATACAGATATTGTTGATTGGCCATTGGTGTCATTACCGAACCCATTACCCGCTTGAGTTCCTTGTGAGTAATGCTGAATTTCAAATGCTTTTGCGCCTGCTATCGTTACTCGTGCATTTCCAGTTGAGTGGGTTGTAGTGTTAGAATCGCTCTGAGTGTATTCGGATGTTCCCACTTCTACGACCGAATCATCCGTTATGTTAGTAAGTCTTGATACATGACGGCTTACGTTAAACGCAGGAGCCGACCATCTGATAAAATAAGTTCCGGCTTGCAATGTAAATTGATTGCTAGATAACGAAACAATTCCGTCTGGATCAAAATGCTCCGTATTTAAATCTCTAGTGCGATGCCCACCGGTTGTAAACGTGCCGCCCGCAGTAGACGCACCCTTCTCATCTCTTACGACTGCGTAACTTGTGAACAGCCCACCCGCACCAGTAACACCAGACAAATCACTCGCACTCGTCAACAACGTACCAGTCTCCGCAGGAACCGTGATGCTACCCGTGCCGTCAGCTTTCTTGATTGTGTTTACAAGGATTTCGCTCATGGCTTAGGATACTCCGCTTTAACAGCCGCAATGGTTTCTTTCCATGCGTCAATGCCTTCATGGTAAATCTGATCCAGTTGCTCTGCGATGGATGGGTAGGCTAATGCACGATGCATTTTAACTTCTTCTACGGCAACCGTATCTGCATACTCTTGACGTTCAGTTTCAAGTGCCGTAATTTCTTCTGCGGTACATTCAACCTTCTTACCATTTACGATCTTTGTGGTCATCTTAACTTGTCCTTACGCCGTAGATGTAGATCTGTGCCACTTGAATATTTCCGCCAAGCATCAAAAACCTAAGTCCTGTTATTGGCGATGTATCACCCCTATAACCACCTGCTATTTCAGTGTAGCAACGAACGCCGCTAGTGGTTGAATATTCACCATGACCAAACATATTTTTATAAAACCCATTACCGGATGGGTTTGCTATAACAAACTGAGACGAATAAGGGAAATTAACTGAGTTTGGCATACTTGCATTAACTGATAGTCTCATTTCACTTGAAAGCGCACTTTGACTACTTGCCGAACCTCCGTCTGTTCCAAAGATACTAACTCTACAAAAGTAATCACTTGATCCACTTTTTAGCGTTCCAGTGCTGTCGTAAACACGCATCGCAAATGTGTCTGCATTTGATGATGGAAACACACTATGACAGTACACTTGCCATGCCGCATAACTATTATCCAACGATGTGAAGTCAACACTTGCATCACCGTTTGAAGCAGTTGCAGAAGCAATCAACTCAAGTCCCATATTAGATACACTGGAACCAGTGACTGTACTCGCACTCGTCAACACCGTCCCCGCCTCATCCGGCAGAGTCAGTGTGCGGTCTGTATCACTATTCGGTGCGGCAATGGTGAACGTGCCTGAGCCGGAAGCATTGGGTGTGAGGGCTATCTTGCTCATGCAGGTTCCTCCGGCCAGACGACATCATCTAGGCTAGTGTATGTGTTAGTTATGTCACGCAGTGCTTGGCGGTAATCTAACTGTGCTTGTGTCGCTGTACGATCAGGCATGACCCACCAGTCTGTTGCTGATAGCTTTGCGTTTCTCGTATTCCGCAATTCTTCCATTAATTTTGCAGACGTATCATAAGCCGCTTCTTGCGCTTCTAATTCAGTCAGTTCTTCTGGCGTAAGCTCAACAAGAACACCTGCATCTAGTCTGTATCTAGTCGTCATGCCAAGTACCCATAAAGTTTATAGCCGCCCTTGATTACAATATCTCCGCTTGCCGCATAAAGTCTGAAGTAATCATCTTGAGTTGCGGCATTACACATACCACCAAAAACAGTCATTTTGTTGGAATCAGCATTATCTCTACCGTTGTATTGACCTGTGAATGACGTTCTTTGCGATGCATCAGCATTGTTCATAATGATCATTTCGGTAGCTCCTGCCTCTGCCGCACTATTTGGCCAAGAGTACCAACACAATCTAAAATGATCGTCACTGGTTGATTGAGTCCCTGCTTGGTTTACCGAATTGCGTTCCATGACAGACCAAGTGTAAGCAGTACCCGCTGTTTTATATGATCCAGTGGATGCGTCTCTAACTCTAGCGTATAAATCTTGCCCGTTATTCCAAACAAGCAAAGCAGGGAGTATTAAACGAAAAGCAAAATAGTCCCCTGAAACATCTAAAGGTATATCAATACTAGAGACACCGGATTCAGAAGCCGCACCTTCTTGCAGTAAAACCATAGCTGATGCAGTGTTAGCGAGCGTCACAGTCTTACCAGACAAATCAAGCGTACTGCTCAAATCATCCGCAGTAACAACCCCATCCTGTACAAGCGATACGCCAGTTGTTCCGTCAATCGTAACCGTCATACAATCACCAATCTGCTACCTGTTGGAACGCCCAGTGTGACTCCGGCGGACACTGTGATCGGACCGGCAACACAGGCGTTAAACCCTGCGTCCACTGCGATGTCTTCACTGATTGTCTTCGGATTCTGAAAGAGCGTTGCGTTATATTTGTCTGCTGTGTTCGTACGAACCGTGGCCTTCTGGCGGAAAATCACATAGATGTTGTCGGTGCCAGATGGAGGTGCCGCAGTAAATGTGAGCGTTGCACCGCCAATACCGTAAGCAACAGACGGCTCCTGCTGTACGTTCTCAACAAAGACTTCACAATCGTTGGTTGTGGTCTTCTTGTTCAGCGTAAACGATGTAGTCGATCCGTCACCAGAAAACTGTTGGACAGTCGTTTCTTGGTACTGGAATCCGGGTCTGTTACCTAAGTAAGCCATACGTCACCTTATGTAGAAATCGAGTCTACAACCGAGACCCACGCATCCAAACTGTTTGCTGTGTCAGAAACAATCTTCAGAGCATCACCATTTTGCAACACGACCTTCGCACCACCGTCCAGTAACTGGAGTGACGCACCGGCAGGGATTGGAATGTCCTTGCCTAAGTAGTAGTCGTTCGCGCTTGATGTAATGTAAACATCGACCAGAATCTGTGATCCGGTAATGTTCGCCAAGCTAATGCCCACCAGAGCGTCATCAGAATCTGCTGTCCGCAACGTGGTTGCTGAGGTTCCAATCTGTCTGGCAATATCTCGTTCAAAGTCCTGTGCCATATCTCACCTATAGTGCAATTGCCATCGCAACAGAGAAACCTGCCGTTGCAACACCTGTTAAATTTGATCCGTCTACCGCTGGTAGTTGGGCCGAGCCGTTTAATTGTACGACATTGTTCGCGCTCGTACCTACGTCTAAGGCCGCCGCAGTGCCAAGACCGGTCACCTTGCTTGATGCAATCTTGAGTAGTCCCGTGAAATCTGTCACCTCTGCACCAGCACCAGCACCGTCAGCAAAGATAATCTTGGTTTCACCGTCCGGGATAGTAACGTCACCACCACTGCCCTGCGTAAAGATCGCAGACTCGCCAGAGTTGTTGTAAACGAGATAGATCTTTTCTTGGTCGTTTGGCGAGATAGTGATGGTGTTAGTACCAGAAGGGCTTCCGCCGAGAACCAACAGCTTGTACATACCATCGGTCAATGTACCGTCAGTGGTTGTCAGGGTGTGTGTGGTACCGGACAGCGAGATATCGCCCACGCCATTCAGCGCGCGGTCAACAATATCTAAGTTGGTATTGGTAGTTTCACCCCACGTTCCCGACTGTTCGCCAGTTCCGATGAGTTCAATACCAGTGTTTGCGGTGTATGTGCTGGCCATTTAGCTCTCCTAAGCGGCTATCTCTTCCCAACCCGGAGATTGAGAAGGTGTTACATCGGTCCATCCCGGTGTTTGAGATGGAGATACCCCGGTCCAACTTGGCGTTTGATCAGGATCGATCTGACCCCAGACGTAAACGTCTCCAACTTGGCCCGTAGCAACTAGATTCGTACCTGTCAAGGATACATCAGCATCGGCTTTAATGGAAACGGTGCCGACAGAGGACGTAACTTCCAACCCGGTTTCCGGCACGGTGACGTCAATACGAATGTCGATAACGCCAGAAGATGTGGTGGCGCTTGCAGAAACACCGGTTACTGCGACGTCTGCGTTGGCTTCAACGACGACAGTGCCGTCAGAGGCTGTCGCTTCGTTGCCGGTAAGAACCACATTGGCTTCGGCATCAACCGTGACAGAGCCAACAGTAGTAGTTCCAGCTAAACCTGTTGTTGGGACATTGGCTTCGGCTTCGACGGTAGCAGTGCCAACTTCGCCCGTAGAAGAAACGCCTGTGACCGAAACATTGGCTTCGGCATCAACAGTAACGCTTCCGACGGCGGAGGTAGCAGATTCACCTGTGACATCTACATTGGCATCCGCAGAAACAGTTGCAGTGCCAACCGCACCGGTTGCCGCAATACCTGTGACATCTACATTTGCTTCTGCAACAACAGCAACTGATCCCAATTGACCTGTTGCTGTTTCGCCTGTGACCGCGACGTTGGCGTCTGCGGAGACTAGAACAGAGCCAACGCCTGTTGTTCCAACTAATCCAGTGGTCGGAACATTAGCAATACCCGTTGCGGTGACAGAGCCAACCGCACCGGTGGCAGACTCACCAGTGACTTCGACAGGAACGGGATTACTCCACGCTCCTTGGGACCAAGTCCCTCGACCCCAACCGGTAATGTCAGCCATTAGGCGTCCTTACGCGATTCGGATAATTGCGTTAGAAGCGTCAGCAGTTGGGAACTGAATCGTAAAATCACCGGCCGTTGATGTCTTGTCGCCACCAAAAGCTAAAACAACGACGGAGTCAGTTGTGCCTGAACCGCCTGCTGTTGTGGTGTTATAAATCATTGCACCGTTTGCTGTGATGGTTGCTGTCGTAAAAGTTTCATCAGCAAAATCGCAGAACGCGGTTGTCCCAGAAGTGGTCGGATCTACGTTGGTCAACGCTTGACCGCCCGCAGAGTACCCTGTACCCGACACTTCATTCGTAGTGCTGTAATCCGTTGTTGTCGCGTCTAAAGTCGCAGAAGACGTAAACAACGCGATGTTAAAAGTATGACCCGAAGTCCGGAAGTCGTGCTTACCTTCAAGCAGTTGTTGCTTGAAGCTTGTGCACATTGCTTGTGAAATCGCCATTACAGTCTCCTTATGGCTTCAGCTAGTTGAGGATGACCTGCATCCATAAGTGCATTATATATGGTTGTGCGATCTGAACGAATCGCCTCCCGCATATAATAGGCAATCAGTTTGTGCGCCTGCTTTTTGTATGCGCGCGCTTGATCTCTAAGAGCCGGCTCGGCAGTATCCGCCACGCTGATCAAACGGTCCACGCATCGCTGTGCGACTTCTTCTGGAGTAAACCCGCGGTGGTCGGTTGTATGCACCGTAACCAACGGAGTTTCTGGAATTTCAAACTTTAAAGCTTCGCTACTAATCATGTTTTCTCTCTTATAATCAGACCTGTGCGATACGCATCAGTGTCTTCAACAGCTTCACCATAGTTCTTCAACCGAGAAACGGAATCGGCAAACTGCTGGAAATAATTCTGAATCACGTCCTGCTCGCCTTTCATAAAGGTGTAGGCTTCAATCAATGAGCCATACAACATCGCAAGCGGCGCATTGACACTTAGCCAAGTGGTTGCGTCATCCGCCCCTGCCGTCAAGCTCGCAGGCCGATAGTAGTAGTGCAATTCGACTGCGTAATTTGAATCGGGCGTCGGCGCTACCATAAAGTTCTCGACATCAAAAAACGCGTAATACTTTGGAACACCTGTTGTCGAAGCATCCGGCGTGAACTCCTGTAGGAAGTTCACGTCTTTATACAGCAAGAACTCTTTATTGCTACTGTTTGTAACAGATAAAGAATACGGGGCTAAAAAGTCACTTGGGCAGTTCAAATACTTATTAGACGCTGTTAGCGTACCCGTTTGATTTCTGCGGAAAAAATTAAGCTGAACGCTTTTAAAGATGCGCTCTTCGGCACCCTTGATGAAAATGTCGAGGTTATTGACGAAGGTTGTTTCTTGGTTTTCGCAATAATCTTGAATAGCTGTTTTTAGTTGAGCGTATGTAAAACTCATGCAATCACCACTGTCACTGTACCTACCAAACCGGTCGCTTTAGTCGCCACTCCCCGGTCTGGAAAACCGCCGGCCCCGACAGGAACTACTAAAGGTTCGATCCGATCTGGGCGTGCGTCTTTCAAAGCTTGTGCATCAACAGGGCTCCGAAAAGGACCTAACTGTGGATGCTTTGGCTCATACTCGTCTTTGCCGACAAGCAGGCCATTCCATTCTCGACGCATGTCTTTATATTTGTAGCGAACTCCTGACCGATCAGAAGTCGCATACGCAAATTTGCCTTGAGCAAACTTTGACATTACGTCGTCCTAAAGTATTCGTACTGAGGAACAACGTTAAAAGACGCTCTGTCCCGATCTTCCGTCATTGCTCGCTCGAACTCTTCTTCATAAACAGCTTTCAAAAGCTGTAGACGCTGTGGCGAACGTTTCATTGCAATGTAATACGCCAAACCTGCCGCCAAACACGGGTAGAAACGAAACGGGATTTCTAACGTGTTTGTTGGAGCATCTGCGTCTTGAATACGCGTCAATGCGTCGTAAATCACGATATCCGTTGAATTTTCTGGGGTAGGCCAGATCTTTAACGTCGGCGTAATTTGACGATCCAAGAAAAACTGCGTGGGTCTGCCTTGCGTTGTCTTGCTCGGAATGTTCAAAAACTCATCCCTGCTGACCCGATCTAGCGAATAGTCGGTTCCGCTACGGCGAACCACTACCGATAAGATGTCAATAACATCTGCGCCCAATGCAATGTCCGGATCGGCCGCTGTCGTTGTGAACTGACGTTGTTCAATGGTCCACTGATTTAAGCCTCGGTTAGCCCACTCCGCCAACATCAAGTTGAGCGAACGCTTGGCCGTTTTAAGGTCATAACCCGTCCGGACCTCAAGGCCGCATCGCTCAAACGCTTCCTCAATGTAGTCAGCTACATTGAGTTCAAAATCAACAGACCCAGAAGTTGCCATTATTTAGCACTCACACTTACGTTTGCCGCATTTCGCGCAACCGCCTTTGGACATCTTTTTAACGGCGCCACCGTATTCCATCTTTTTAACTTCACCGCCGTACTTCATCTTTTTAGGCTTAACAAAACCGCCATTACCTAAACGAACCGCGCATCCTGAACTTTTCATGCTTTTCTCCTACGAGTCACTTTGGCTTTTTTAGTATTAGCCACAACTTGTTTACCCTGTGCGCCAGCTTTCTTTTTCTTTCGAGCTGTCGCCGCACGCTCTGACTTTGTTAGGCTCTGCGCCTTTTTCTTTGGCAAACAGCGGTCGGGGTTCTTTTTGTTCTTGGAAGTCCCGCATTCGCCAACAATGTTTCCTTTGCTGTCAATTCTAACCCACTTTTGGTTGCGCCACTCTTTTAGCTGTCCCATTACTTTTTCTTCTTAGACTTCTTGGCGTAATTGGGATCTTTGCAATACTTAGAAGCGGCCATGTTTGCGTAAGCGCTCGGATAGGTGTCAAAAGTGCGCTTTGCCCAAGCTTTGCCTGCGGGGCATATCTTGCCGCCAGATTTGACTTCGCCGCCTTTAGCCATTTTGCGAACCGGGCTACACGCTTTTTTGCTATGCCCCCCAGCGCCAAGGTTTACACGACTCATTGCATCAACCTTTCTACCAAAAGCATTCCAAACGGAGCGGCTATGACCAAAATGCCAATAAACCACATGCGCTGATCGAGTTTTTCTAACGTAGCGGCCTGCGATTCAAGCTTTTCGTTAATTGCTTTATATCGAAGATTGCACTCGCCTTCATGCTTTTGTAAAAGAAAAAGAACGTCCTTAGTCTTTAATTCTTCGTCTTCCATGTTAACAGTTACTTCTGTCACCATTTCTTACAGCTCCAATACCTTGCACTGAACTTGTCTTTAGCCGTGTCACAGTTATGACGTGCTCTAAAACTTTTGCGGCGATCCGGCTGATCTTTTTTAATACTCATGTTTGGATCGCCAAAGCGGACGAGTTTGACCTCGTCCCCTTTCTTGGCAAGCACTGCAAACTTCTTGTTTCCGCCGCTAGTCCGCTTAGGTTTGTTGTACCCGGAAAACGTTTCACCGCGATAGCTTACGCGACCAGACGGTGTTCTTTTAACGTTCTTCGTAGTAGCCATTACTCGTAGAACATGTCCGCTTCTAATAAATTAGACATTAAAAAGTAAGTGCCTAACTTAGTGACGATGCCCTCGTTTGGAATAGTAAAGACGTTTGCGAAAGAATCTCCTGCCGCGACGCCTTTACACATCAACCACCGCTTTGGGTTCGGTTGATTTGGGCCGCTATTCGCAACGTAGTTGCAAGCTGGCGTACCCGTAATTGTGTCAGAGTTCAGCATTGGGACTGTGAACGTGTCGGCATCCACCACGGTGATCGAGTAATTCCCAGAGCACGCTGTTCCGCCAGTACCTGTTGCAAAGCAAATTCCGACAACATCTCCGGTAGCCAAACCGTGATCGGTATCGGTGACTGTCACCGTTGTCCCGGATTGAGCATAGGTTCCGGCCACAGGAGCCGTATCTGTATCGTAAACCGTGAACTTCCCTTCGCTAGCCGTGCCTATCAAAGAAAACTCTTTGAGACGGTGCGGACCAAGAACGGCGAAGCCGCTTTCACGCTTACTAACTTGAAAGACTTGAGACAAGCTATTCATAATTAGTCATCCTTCTTAGCCGCAGGCTTTTTGGCCGCCGGTTTTTTGGCCGCCGGTTTTTTCGGCTTCGCACTTACTCGGCGAGCAAGTTCCTCGGCGCTAGCTGGAACCAGTTTGATTAAAGACATAGCTCACCCCTTATTCGGCCGCGATGGCTGTGCCCGCAGGAGAAATCCAGTCTGTGTCATCAGATACTGCCAAACAAGGCGCACCCGCCAAACCGTCAGAAACGTAGATGATTGTGCCCGCTAGACCAGTAGCGGCAGGAGCGGTCGCAACTGTATAAGTTGGAACTTGAACCAAGCCAACAACGTCACCTGTTACGTCACCTGTAAAACCGCCAGTAGATACAACTGGACCTGAGAAAGTAGTAGTCGCCATTAGATTGTCCTCACATGCGAGTTTAGTGCGCCTGTCTGCATGTCGTCTGCTAGGTCAGTCCGACGCACCGTTTTCCTAGTTAAATCAATCTTACAGACAAAAAAAGAGGGCGTCTAGCGCCCTCTTTTTCATGTAACTTAAAAGCTACATTATGCCGCTCCGGGTGTACCGAAGACAGCGCGCCAATCAGAGACGCCGAAGCTGTAACGCTCACGGGCCTTGAACCGCATGTTTCCAGTGTCAAAGTCACCTTCCATTGCAGTCTTGATTGGTGAACGGTTGAAGTATTTGAAACCGTTCGGTGCGTCAGTCATAACGAAGAACGCGTCAGTGTCAGTCAAGAAATGGTTGACTACTGCCCCTTCAGGCAACATTCCCATGTTCTTCATTGCATTGGCGTCGTTATCCGCTGTTCCCGGACGCAAGTTGGAGTTCAATACACGCTCCGCGACAAACTGAAGTTCCTTCGGAATGATCAGCTTAGTGCCACGAACTGCGATCTTGAGTCCACGCTCGTCAGTCAAGCCAGCGATGTCGATCAGTGCTTGCTCAAGAGAAGTCTCGTTGAGGTCAGCCGCGACAGACAACTGGTTGCGCTGGTTGCCAGACAGTGAAGGGTGCGCCGATGAACACAATGCCGCGCCGTCACCTACAGGTGAACCAGTGCTAAACGCATTGTTGAGGATCGAAGCCGCCTTGATCTGCTTGGTTTGAGCCATTGAGCGAGCAAGTGCTTTCGTGTAACGAGACGCCAGACGATCATACAGATTGTCCTCGATGGCTTCCTCAGTAATAGAGAACGCCAGAGCGATTGTCTCGTGAGTGTAACGTGCAGTGTACGTCTCTTGTGCATCGTCAAATGTGATGGCAGAACCTTCACCCTTGACTGGTGCAGTTGAGAAACCACCCAACATTACTTCTTCTTCAAACGCGCGATCTGAAGATTCTTCTGTGAAGATTTCAGCGTGCTCGTTTTCGTAACGGTTGTATTCCATCCCGAACAGGGCATTAAGGCCCGGTTCAAGCTCTTTCGCTAACTGTGCGCGAGAGATTGCCATAACCCTTCTCCTTAAATACCTGTTGAGTCAGCAGTAGTCTGCGAAGCAGAAGCTGAAGCTGGCGAGTTGTAATGGAAATTAAAGCGAACAACAAAGTTCACACCTGCCGCGTCGTAGTCGTTGTTTGCAACGTCATCGACGATGCCAACGATACGCATAGCAAGAGTGGCTGTTGTATCCGCCGTGCTAATGTCTAACTGTGCAGTAGAACGACCAGTCGCTGTAGAACCAGAAGTTGCTGTCGCCAGTGAACAGTTCGCAAATACGTCTGCTTGTGCAGTCGCTTTGTCAGTTACTGATTCATCTGCCGCTACACGGTAGAGTTGCATTGGATTGTCCGCAACCATCGCTTTAACGGGATAGTTTGTATCCACGCTTACGTCGTTGGCACCGGGCCAGTAGTTTTTGAAGACTGTCTTCTTAGTAGAAGAGTCAACGTATTCTACACCCATCAGGACGCCGAGGAATGGAACCGTTCCGCCATTTGCATTACCAACAATGTCGATAAACCCAGTTGACAACGGAATAACCGGTGAAAACTGATAAATAGCGTTAGTGTTCGCCGCCGCAATCTCATACTGAGTTACACCAGTAGAGTTTGTTGCGCCTCCATTCAACCCGATAGGACGTAGACCAAAAGAAGTATCTTGGTTTGCCATGAGGCTATCTCCTAATCAGGGTGACCCCTATTTGTTACGAGGGCCACCAAAAGTTACACGTTGTTGCCGATCAGGGTTACTGATCCGCATTGTCGAGTGTTGATTCTCTCGCATCATATCGTGATCCACAGCTTGCATCTGATCGTGATTGCGCTGACTAAAATAGGCAGTACGCTCTTCCACAGTTTCTTCTGGGATCCTTGCAAGGATCAACCCGCCAACGCCGAACACACCTTCATATTTACCTGAGTCGATCACCGGTGCTTCAAAGTCCGGGTATTCGTCCGCACGGACCAATTCCCATCCTTCTCGTAGCTTTGCACTGATATTCTTGCGGTCATCAAAACCGCGAGTCTCAGCGCGAATCCACCGATGTTTAAATCCATCTGGTGCAGGTGGTGCGTCTAACATAGACGGCGGAGCCCACGGCTTACGCTGTGCCGTTTTCTCTCTAGTTTCATTTGCGCGGGAAGCCCGGCTTCCATTCTTCATGTCTTCAGCCATTTTATTGCTCCCTAACGTATTTCGCGTATTCTTCAAGTGGCACTCCGAGTTTTTTAGCCATAGTGACTTGGGTCTTGGAGAGTCGGACCTTTCCTGTGCGCCCAGTTGCTTTTCCGCGGGATACTGAAGCTACCGTCTGAGCGGGACGGCGGGCTCCACCCGAATTCCTGAACTTATGGGGGAACTCGTCCGCCATACGTCTGTCAAGCTCATTGTAGTAATCATCTGACTGCGGGTCAAATCCTTCCTTTTCAACGAGTTTTTTGTGAATTCCAAAAGCGGCATAAGTCATTGCTTCATCTGAACCAAACCAGTCGTTCCGGTCTGCCCAGTCTTCTGCCTTTGGATCAGGACGACGCGGTTGCTGTGCAGGCATTGGCTGTTGAACCTGTGCCTGCGCTTGTGCCGCCGTTTGTTGAGCATACCGCTCTTGTTGAATCTTCGCCTGACGTGCTCGGTCGCTTTCAATAGCTAACGATGTAATTTTGCGCTGTGCTTCAATTACGCCGTTGGTATCGCCCATCTCAATTGCGCGAGCAAGGTCTTGTTCGGCAGATTGGGTTTGCGTTTCGATACGCCCGCTATATTCATTAACGTAGTTATCACTGAGGCTATTCATGCGCTGACGGATTTGCTCGGCTTCTTGTTGCACCTGTTGTGCATACCGAATTGCTTCCTCACGCTCACGCTCGGCAGAGCGCATTTTCTTGGTTAAGCGGTCAATGCGCTTTTGTGTCGCATTCGTTGCTCTATCAAAATTGTCTTCTTCGTCAGCATCTGACGCACCAAAAGACTGTGTCTGCTCGCCCGCTTCGGGGGACTCAAACTCAACCTCGGTTTCTTCTGCATCACCAACGTCTAATTCGACCTGATCGTCGTCTCTTTCTTCAGCCATCTCTTATTTCCTTAAAAGTGAAGAACGTCTTCTGGATTGCTAATGCGCGCCAGAATCTCGTCGTCGTTAAGAATTCGCACTTCGCCGCCATCAATGTTGAAACGCGAGCCAGAGTAACGGGCAAACATGACCCACTCTTTTTCCGCGCACCACGGGCCGCTAGGGAATTTGTCTTCGTCTTTGTATGCCAAAGGCCCGACTTTAAGCACATAGCCCACTTGCGTGGATACTTGCTGTTGCTCAAGGGTTTTGTCGGCCAAAAGGATTCCGCCTTCTGTTTTGCCCTGACCACGATAAGGAAGGATAAGAATACGCCACCCAGTAGGGGTCGGTAGTCTGTCTAAGAGATTTCCACCTATGCTTTCGGGATCGAGAAAAGTTCTGCGATCCTCTTTATACGCTTCTTCAAGCGTCGCGACTTGTTCAGTCATCCATATGCTCCTGTTTATCTAGCAGGCTCTTGAGTTCCTGTTCGACATGATTGAGGGCAGTCAGCATGCCCATCAATTCACGATAATGTTCCATCGTCTTAACTCCATCGTATTCGAGGCAGTCAGTGATGGCCTTCTTCTGATCACGGATAACCCGATACACAGCTTCAGATAAGTATATATCACTCATTCTCTTATATCACCGCATTTTATCTTAGATAGTCTTATATAATCCTATCATATCTTATATACGGCAAGAGTTTTTTAAAGGTTACGCATCCTTGTGACCAAGCGGTCTGCGCGGTTGGTGACCTGCTTGTACCAGCGAGAATCAACCATCTCGTCTGCGGCCTTGTTCCAGTCACGCGCATCGACGCCGGCTTTCATGCCTTTGAACTGGCTCAAACGTGGACGGCCCATGTTAAACATCATGTTGGCAATGATTAACTGGCATTCTTCTGGAAGATCGTCAAAGTCGTCATACAACCGCTGACACTCGTCTAAGGTGATCTGTACGTCTGACTCGAAAACTTCTGCTACACGCTCTTCTGAGATGGCTGTGCCTACTTCCTGACCATGCTCCGGATCGTCCTCTGTCACCAAGTGGCCAATACCAAATGTTGGCAGGCCGAGATGGTCTAAGTAGATTTCGTACTTAACGCCTTCGTCAATCTCTAGCTCGTTGCGTAGCTGTTCGGTGTTCATTTCTTACCTCGCATACTCATGATTTTGTCTGCACCCTTTACGCCAAAAGATGCGCTAACTGCAATAAATAACAGATATTGATACCACTCTGGAAGAGAATTTAAGGCTGTAAACGCCTCATTCATGCGATCAATGATTGCGGTGTCGTCCATCGCTACGCTGTAAGCTACGGCGATTAAAGGCGCACTCAAAATGAGGGAAAACCACTCATCCTTCCACGATGACTTCGTAGCGTCAGCCATTTTGGATTCCCAGTCGGCATCGTTTTGGATCTGATTGATCTTGCGTTGCTGAAGGGCTTTTTTCTCATCGGCTTTTCCTTTGAGAAACTCTTTGCCCAACTCCATTGCTGGGCCAAGTAACATGTTAAGCATCACTTCTTCTCCTGCGGCTTTTTGCCACATTTATCGCATTTCTGAACCGGCCGAAAAATAACCTTGGAGCCACATTCTGTGTGGTACATCCCTCCGATATAAACGTACCGACAAGTCTTCACTTAGCTAGCGTCTTTCTTCTTGGCACCTAATGCTGATGCGCCAAAAAAAGCGCTTACCAATACGGCAATTGATGCGAAATAAGTCGGAGCGATGTCGGCGATTAGTTGTGCGGCAGTACCCATAGCGAAGGCATCAGCAAGAAAAATCCCAAATGGATACAGTAGAAGACCAATAAGAGCAAACCAAGCCATCTTACGGATCGAGTCACGCTGGGCATCCTCGTCTTCCATCTTGC